TTTCTTCTGCATCTTCTTCTCTTTCTTCTTCTGAACTGTTTAATTCTTGGTAAGAAGAGTCTTCAATCACTTCGGCATCAATAATATCTTTGTCGCTAAGAATTTTTTGAACCGTACTCTCTGGAAGCACGCCAGATGAGCCCATTAGCGCTAGTAGCTGTCTTGCTTCGGCTTCTGGGTCGAATTTGGGACCAACTTGTTTCATTTGCTCCGAACCTGCAAGTGTTGCTTTAATCGTTTCAGATTGCTTTGCAGCTACATCCATCTGGACATTAATGTTTGTCTGGTCCATCCCAAGAAGCTTTGTTCTTCTGTCCATTATTGAAAGGACCTGTTGTATGGCTTTTAGGTCTGGCTCTAGTTGAACCTCTGTGCCATCAGGTAGAACCTCTCTGCGATGCTGGGTCATGGGCCAAATCGCTTGCTGAAGATTATCTAATCTTTCTAGCTCAAGACGCAGAACCTCCGGATACGCCATTAGCGTTTCTTTATTCATTTTTTCGAGCTGACGCTGAATCGACTTTGCTACAGCTCCAGTTGATATGCCAAATCGTCTAGCGATTTCGGTCGTTGATGTTCCGGCTTGGCGAAGTTTAAAGATTCTGAGGTCACGCTCATTTAGGAATTCACGTGAGGCAATCTTATTGCTCTTTTCTTCGCTCATTTACCTATCTTAGTAAACTATTTGCCAACTTTCATGTACTCAATAACTTGGAACGGGAAGGTGGTTCCTCGTTTGATTTTTAGCGGCCATTGACGCTCGTCTCGAGCACCACGGAAGTGCCTTACGTCGTACACGTATGGCTCCGATGCTGTTGGGTCTGGTTGTAGCGAGATGCCGAATTCCGGCCAACGTGACCATACGGCGCTACCAAACGGGCGCAATTCGCGTGTGGCAAGGGTGGTCCCCAAAGGCGCGTGGTGTTCAAGCCACATGGCACATCCGTACCTCGTACGAAGCGAGTCTAGGTACTTGGCTATTTCAACAACAATTGATTCAGATGTGCGCCCGCCCGGGTCAACAAACGACTTGTAGATTGGGCCCATTACCAGCAATTCTGGCTCTGCTCTTTCGATTGCCTCTTCAAGAATTGCCCTGTCTGGTACTTTCATCAAGTCAAGACCGGCTGGCTTAATGAGCAGTTCTCCGTAAATGCGTTGCACATGTCCTACCCGCATCGCAGAAGCCAATATTTTTGCCGACATTCTACGGATAATTCGCTCTGGGTTTTCAAGGTCCACGGTCAATGTTTTAATCGGCTTCATTTGCGAATGTGTGAATGGGTGGACACCGGCTGCAGAGCAGAGGGCAATCTGTCTCGCAAGCATGGTCTTTCCGACACCTTCAGCAGCAACCACAATGACTCTCTCTTGCTTTTCCAGTAGTCCTGGTATTACCCATTCGTAACTATCATCTGTTTGCTCTTCGATGAAGTCGTTCCACTGGACAAACCTGCCCCGGTCCTCAATCCCCGATGTAGCAGCTTCGACAATTATCCTGTTCGCCTTGATGATGAGCGAGTTTGCATCGATATCTGTTCTCTTTAACAGCTCGCGTAAATCATCAACTCGTTTTTCAATCGGGGAAACTTCCTGCTGTGCTTCTTCCTCTTCTTCGTCTATTTGCTGCCCATCCTCTTGGACCTCGAACTCCTGAATATTTGCTTCTTCCGCAAATTCAAGCAAGTCATCTATTTCGTACCCAGCTGAAAGATGGTCGGCAATGTCTTTATGGTGAGGGCAAATCCATATTTGCGCAGAGCATCCAGCGTTCGTCAGCTCTTGGAGCACTTGCTGTGCATGTATTTTCCCTGGTTCGTCGTTATCCGCGACTATTTCGACGGTAGCTCCAGCAAGAGCCTGCGTATGTATGTCCAGCCACTTCCCGGCGCCACCAGGCATTGTTGTGGCGACTTCGCCGTTCGCGATAAGCGCATCAGCATCCTTTTCGCCTTCGACGACCCAAATTGGAAGACCAGCGTCTCGTGCGGCCAAAACAGCTGGAAGATTGTAAAGAACCTTTGGCGTATCCCCGAGCGAATAGACCCAATTACCAGCTCCATCAGGTCGCCGTTGACGAAATGATTTTTTCCCGTCCTGATTTACGTATCTAACCTTTTGAAACAACAGTTCGCCGTCTTCGTTGACAAAATCATACGACTTGACAAAGGTAAGTTTGTCTGGCTGCTTCTGCTGAACAGGCTGCTTGGGTCTCGGGATTACGCTCTTTGTCGATGGCGGGGAGAAGTCTCCAGACGACGGTCCGCATAGGTCGCCCTCTTTGACGCCGACCGCTGAACATATTTCAGAAAACGAGCATCCGTTCCCTCGGTGGCAGGTGACAAGGACGCGGTCCTCGGAAAAACCGATGCTGAGCGATGGATTGTTGTCGTCGTTCCGGCACGGGCAACGTGCAGCCCACTGATTTTGGCCAGCTGGTCTGACACCATCGAGCCTCCCAAGGAAGTCGTCTAAGCGGTCTCTTGCGTCAGTCATTGGGCTTGTATTTCTGCCCTTATTTGTGAATCACGGTGGTACCTTGAGCCCTTATAGGCAAATCCATTGGCGTTTCTCCGACCAATTCCTGGAAGGTAGATACGGGCATCACGACTAACAAGAATGTTTCTCTCCGAGCGGATATACGCACGTTCCGCTTCCGTTTTCCCGCCCCAAATACCGAGTGGCTCATTTCTGAGCGCATATTCAAGACACTCTTCCTGCTTTTCGCACTTGAAACAAATTGCTTTTGCCTCTTCGGAGTCTTTGTGGACCTGTTTTAACTGCTCTCTAGTTAATTCAGCAACAATCATTGGAAACCACTTATTGACGTCTTGGCCTTTGCATAGGCCGTCTGATGGTGGCAATTCAATGTCATTGCTCATTGTTTCCCCCGTATTTGCTAGGTCCCTGTTTGGTTGCGTGACAGCCTAGCCACATCGGAGCCAGAAAGGAATAACAGAGCGTGTTGAATTACCAAATTTCCATTTACATCCGCCACGACCACATCGATTGCTTCTATCGGTATTTGAAATCGTGTAGCAATAATTGCTTTTGTTCTGCTGATGTCTATTTCTTCGTTTGCTAATTTTTGATTTATATCAACATCGCTAATTAGCTGCGCACCCGCTCCAAGGGCTTTTATCTCCTCGTTTTTCGCTTCTGCCCTCAAACACCAGGCACACGCAAGTGTCGGTGATGTAGCGGCCCTTGGCCTAACTTCAATATGCCCACAAGAAAGCAAATGCTTATATTTGACTCGCCCCCATGCGCCTTCGCGAGATATCTCAACGACGCTTCGGCGTGGTGCCTTGCGGTGCTCGGTTGTCATGACCCACCCACTTGGTGGAATCTAATTACTTAGATAGGCCTCTAAAGAACTTGCGGAGCCAGTTCTTGAAGCCACGAGAATCAACCGTGACTTGGGCTGGGATGCTGTCGATGAGCTGCTCAATCTTCTCTGCGTGCTGAGCAATCTGTGCCGCAGCAACCTCCTCAAAGAACTTGTTTGAGTCGACAAACTTCGGCTTTTCTGCGGCCTTGGGGGCTGCTGCCTTCTTCGTTGCTGACTTCTTCTTGGCAGGGGCCTTCTTTGCAGGGGCCTTTTTCGCTGCCGACTTCTTTGCTGCTGGTTTCTTTGCTGTTGTCATGACATGAGACACTAGCAAAGACTTATTGGCCCCTGGCGGAAGACCCTCCCCCACTGAGCGCCTGATTGCCCCTAGTCTAGGAACGTGGATGGCGTATACGACAATGATTACAGTAAAATTGCACTTGCTGTAACTGCCGCCCAATTAGCAAAATCTACGTGCGTCAAAGAATTCGGGATAGGCGAAGACCTTTCAATGAACTTCTTTGGCTGGGATGCCGACAGGTTGTCAATAGTTTGTCAAATGAAACAAGAGTTGATGCGGGAGACGCCGGAAGAGCGCTTGGAACGCTGTGCCGAGCTTTGCAACGTCCTCAGACGCTACTGGGGCGTCAGCGCGTTGAGCATGGTGGCGGAGGGCTACTGTTCTTTCAACTCGACGGAAACGGCCGGGAGTGAGCTCTCACAGGCTTTCCTGGACCCCCAAAAGCCCGTAAAAGAGTGCATTACCGTCACTCATGTCGGGGGCGTTGAGGAGGTCGATAATGCCTATATAACCACTATCGTGGCCGTCCCGTATACATATGAGCTGGGAAGGTCGCTCATTTGGTCGGACATGATTGTCTACCCTGACGGGAAGAGGGAGAACTTCAGGAATGCCAGGTATCCAGCGGCCATGAATAAAGCTTTAAAACAAAAGATTGTGGACGATTTGCCGGAAGAGGCATACACGGAATTGCGTCAGCTTATTTTAGCCAACGGATTCCATATAGAAGAGTTTAATTAAAGTAATATTTATATATGCCATTTTACGACAATCCATACACCTCGTCTTTTGAGACTGGAAAGTTGTTTGATGATGTGACTTTTGTGAAGGCCGACAGAATGCCATGCCCGGTATGTGGCCACCCAACGGGAGATTGTTCATCCACAGATAATCCACAGCCTGTGAGGATTGCTGGTTTTGGAATTAGTGAATCATTAAAAGAAGTGCAAACATTTCTGCTCGAAGAAGACATTTACGAAGAAAGACAAATTACTCCATTTTTAAAGACACGTGTGCTAGTACATCGCAAGGGGAAGCAGATACCATACGCGGAAGCAGAACGACTGGGATTAATCCAAAAGTTAATATGACTTTTGAACCTTTCAGTATTTCTAACTGAGTTACACTCGATACCTACCAAAAATCAACACCGTTAGGGAAAATTATGACCTTGCTAGACCAATCATTCGTGGATTCCTATTCTCTAAAAACAGCTCCGTGGGGCTTCAATGGAATGGGTGAGGTTGTTTTCCTCCGTACCTACAGCCGCAAAAAGGAAGATGGCACAAATGAGACCTGGACTGAGACTCTCCAGCGTGTCATCAATGGCGCACACGAGATAGGTGTTGACTACACCAAAGAAGAGGCTGAAGCACTTTTCGACCATTGTTTCAACCTGCGCTGCTCCTTTTCGGGGCGTTCGCTATGGCAGCTTGGAACCCCGCTTGTTCAGAAATTCAATGCAACATCGCTGAACA